ATGGAAGATTATCACTACAACAAGTGGGATACAGATGGCGCCAATGCACATCAAGCACGTATGTCAAATGGGTTCCGTTTGTTCGGAAAGTATTATGAAAATTTGTGGGATTAAAAAATGACAATTGCAGTAATAGGTTGTGGATTTGTTGGCAGTGCTGTTGCAGATTTTTTAGAAAAACATCTGGTTGCAGTGCATAGAGTAGATCCACAATATTACAGTACTACTATCCAAGAAGTTAGAGAATCATGCGAAGCATTTGTAGTGTGTGTTCCTACACCATCAAAGTCAAATGGCTCATGTGATGACACTGTTATTGCTTCAGTGATTGATGAATTGGACACAGAAAAACCTATACTGCTCAAGAGCACTGTGACTCCGGACTTGCTGCAAAACTATCCCAACAACCTAACATACAATCCAGAATTTCTAAGAGCAGCATACGCACAACAAGATTTTGAAAACCAAGAACTGTTTATACTGGGCGGCAACAATCAAACACACATGGACTTTTGGCAACAGTTGTTTGAAAGACATTTAAAATGTAGATTTATAAGAACAAACCGTACCACTGCTAGTATGATAAAATACACACACAATGCATGGTTGGCTACCAAAGTAGCCTTTTTTCATGAAGTATTTGAAAATGCACCTGCGGACATGAACTACAGTATGTTGACCAGTACACTGGCACAGATGCCCAACATTGGACCAAGTCATATGATAGTACCCAATGATCAAGGACATCTAGGATACAGTGGACACTGTTTTCCCAAAGACGTAAAAGCCTTGACATCAATGATTGATCATAGTATACTAGAACAAGTTATAACTACAAACCAACGTTTGAACAAACGGAGCATTAAATGAAATTACACTACAGCGAAGCGTTTTACAGCGTACAAGGTGAGGGCAAGTTCGTAGGAGTACCCAGTGTATTCCTGCGAACTTTTGGTTGCAACTTTCGTTGTCAAAACTTTGGACTAGAGCGTGGCAGAGAAAAAACACGCTACAATCCAGAAGTAGAACAACTACTGGAAAACAAAGTACATGAAACAACTGAAAAGTTTGAAGACTTACCTATTATTCATACTGGCTGCGACACATACGCTAGTATCTATCCAGAGTTTCGACATCTCAACATGCAAAAAAGCATAGACGAAGTTGTAGAACACTTGTTGAGTTTAACACCTGAGGGTAAATGGACTTGTGATAACGGTCAAGACATTCACCTTATTCTAACAGGAGGTGAACCTCTACTTGCTTGGCAACGACTTTATGTCGAACTGTTTGAACACCCACGTATGCAGGATCTTAAAAATGTCACAATTGAAACAAACACTACACAACACCTACACGACGACTTCTACAATTATCTCAACAACAATGATAGAATTCAAGTCACTTTTAGCTGTTCGCCCAAACTCAGCGTTAGCGGAGAATCTTGGGATGATGCTATTAAGCCTGACATTGCTCGTGAGTATTCCCTTGTTGATGGCAGTGACATTTACTTCAAGTTTGTTGTTGCTGATCGCACAGATATCGACGAGGCTGGCAAAGCTGTCGATGCATATCGTGCGGCAGGTGTGGAATGTCCTGTATACCTCATGCCAATGGGTGGCAGGAGCGAGGAATACAACCTCAACGTACAAGAGGTGGCGAACATCTGTATGGAACGAGGGTGGCGTTTCACCCCTAGACTCCACATCAGCTTATTCGGAAATGCCTGGGGAACATAGCAAAAAATTCTTGGAAGAAGCAGAAAAGAGTTGGGTAGACGAAGAACGTTATCAGCGTATACGCAAACACCTATAAATATGTGTGAGAAATACCATGTTAGATAAACTCAAAAATATTTTTAACAAAAGCAAAACAATAGAAACCAAAGAAGAGGCTGTAGGTCCTTGGGTTAAAGTAGTAGAAGTACACTTTGACAAAGACAATCCAACCAGAGGTTATTTTGAACTGGATTGGAATGATGACTTTGTGGGACTGTTGGGCGAAGCTGGATATGCAGGGCCAAACCCAGAAGCAATTGTAGACTTGTGGTTCAACGACTTGTGTCGTAGTATTATACTAGAACAAGAGCTGGGTGGTGACAATGTTCAATGAGCAGCAAGTTGAAGAACTGGTAGAACTGCTGTCCACACTTGATAAAAACACAAAAATTTACTTTGGATGCGACAGTGTACGACTAATCAAAAAAGATGTATGGTATGCACGTTATGCTACAGTGGCAATTGTTCATATGAATGGTAATAATGGTTGCCGTTTGTTCAGTCACGAAAGCACAGAAATAGACTATGATGTGCGCATGAACAGACCCAAGATGCGATTGATGCACGAAACACAAAAAGTGTGTGAAGCATATTTGCAACTGGCTCCATTGATAGATGAATTTGATATTGAAATTCATTTGGACATCAATACAGATCCACAAGCAGGTAGCAACTGTGTGGCCAAAGAAGCCGCAGGATATGTATTGGGCATGACAGGTTTAGAACCCAAACTCAAGCCAGAAAGTTTTGCTGCCAGTTATGGCGCAGACGGCGTTGCTCACGGAAGAAGTCAAAGGGTACAAGTACATGGTTGAAATCACAGAAGAAGAATTTCGTCAATTTGAAGCACTAAAGAAAGTATGGATTCATTTGCGAGCAGAGCATACAGGTGCTTTTTTTATCTGCGGTGAATCTGGAGAGAAAGACAGCATGGGTTTACCAGAACATGTTATGGTTTGCCCTTCTCATGGCTTAGACGGAGTGGCAATGTATACAAAATCAAAAGAATATTCAGCACCGGAGTGGTAAATTGACAAGTCAAAATATAATTCTGCTCACAGACTTTATTGAGCAAAAATTACGCAAAGAAAAAGAGCTAGAATTTTATCAAAAAGAACTCGAAAAACTACAGGAAAAAATGTATTGGCTCAAACGTGAAATTGATCTCAACAACACAATCATTGACTTTATTCAACAAGATGCTATACTAGACTTGAAAGAACAAGCTGACGAAAAATTGTTAATTAAACCCAAGGAAGAAGAATGACTTATATCCTAGTAGACACAGCAAACATGTTTTTTCGTGCTAGACATGTAGTGCGTGGAGACAGTATTGAAACTAAAATTGGCATGGCATATCACATTATGTTTGCTAGTATTCTAAAAGCATACAGAGATTTCAATGGCAGTCATGTTGTGTTTTGTTTGGAAGGTCGCAGTTGGCGCAAAGATTTTTACGAGCCATACAAAGCAAATCGCAAAGCGGCACGTGATGCACTCACTGAAAAAGAAGCAGAAGAAGATCGTGCATTTTGGGAAGCGTTTGATGAACTCAAAGAGTTTATGGACAAGCGTACCAATTGCACTGTGCTACAAGATCCGCAGTGCGAAGCAGATGATTTTATTGCACGTTGGATACAGAATCATCCCAACGACAAACATGTTATTGTGAGCAGTGACAGTGATTTTTATCAGTTGCTCAGTGAAAATGTATCGCAATACAACGGCATTACCAATCAACACATTCGCTTGGATGGTGTATACAATGACAAAGGCAAACCTGTTATAGACAACAAAACAGGCGAGCAAAAACAGATTGGCGATCCTAAATGGTTGCTGTTTGAAAAATGTGTAAGAGGCGATAGCAGTGACAACGTATTCAGTGCTTATCCTGGCGCACGTAAAAAGGGAACTAAAAACAAAGTAGGCATGCTTGAAGCATTCGAAGACAAAGACGCAAAAGGCTTCAATTGGAACAACTTCATGCTGCAAAGATGGACTGATCACAACGGTGAAGAACACAGAGTACTGGACGACTATCAGCGCAATCGCACATTGATTGATCTCACACAACAGCCTGATGAGATTAAAACTGTGTTGGACGAAGCTATCACACGTCAAGTACAAAAGATACCTGCCAGCATGGTAGGTGTACACTTCATGCGATTCTGTGGTAAGTGGGATCTACAACGTATTAGCCAAAGTGCAGAAGCACACAGTGATTATCTCAACAGTGCATATTAAAATGAGTAAATACTTAATAGCTAAAGAAGTTGTAGAAAACAGTTTTTGGATAGTTGAACGCAAAGGTTCTAAAATTGGAACACTGCGTCACAAAACAGAAGGTTATGTTTTTTATGAGAACAATAGCCGCACAGAAACTGTGTTAGATAACCTCAACGATTTTAAGTTTGAGAAACAAAAGCAAAAAAAGACAGTAAACGCTGATATATTTGGTTATCCAACAAACGTTGATACTGTGTACAACGAACAACTACAAGATACAGTGCCGGTGTATACTAAAACCGCCACAAGTCAACAATATTTTGTAGCTGGATACTGGGGAGTCCTTTTTCCTCATGGATGGAGACCGAGTTTTTGTCCGAGGCTAAAGACCCTGCAAGATTATACGCATATAGGACCGTTTACTAACGAAGCTGATATGTACCTTGCAATGAAAAGAAGGGTACAACAAGATGAAAAAAATATTAGGTTTACTACTACTCGTAGCACCCACGATAGCACTAGCACAGGATAGTCGTCCTAGAATGTTGATGACGGCTGCGCCGTGCGATCAAATTGATAAGATTTTTTCCACTGTTTTCAACTATCAAGAACAATTGTTGTTTATAGGCCAAGGCATGACCTTTGCACCAAGCGGAACACCTTACAATGGTGGTTTATTTTTCTTTACAAATCAATACACAGGAACCTTCAGCGTTGTGCAAGTGTTTGCTGACGGTGTTGCTTGTATGATTATGAATGGCACACAGTTTGAGCCATACTCGGGGGAACAGCCTGAATACCAACCACCCGGAGTACAACAATGAAATGGTTAATTGTGGTTGTATTTGCCAACATACAGGGCGATGTTTATATTTTTACAGATCCTAAATTTGACAGTTATGAAGAGTGTTATGGCAGTATAACAGATCCGCAAGCAATACCCGGATATGCTCGCAAACTGGTACAAGAATACGGCGGACTTATTCCAATCAGAGGTATCAACTGTTTGTCTGAACAAAAGATAGAACAAATAATGTCAGGAAGCAAGGAAACCTAAAATGAAATGGGTATTGATATTCATAACATACTGGGACGGTCAAATTATGACTGTGGGCAATGGTGTGTTTGATACAATGACAGATTGCTTTTTTGCCAGAGAACAACTCAGTGCAGAAGTTGGCGGAGCCAATGGATATTTTCCTATAAACATGCAGGCTGTGTGTGTTGTCACAGACACTTTGAAACAAACACCCAATCTATAACACATTATTCTATGCTATTTTAACTAAATACATTAAAGTAGTAGAGAATTATACATGGCAAGACCAAAACCAAAAATATTGATGGAGTTTACGGACCCCAAGAGTTATCGCAGTGAGCAGATATTGGCAGCTGATGCTATCTATACAGTGTTCTACGATGGCAAGCCCATCAACCTGCGCAGCCTCAACAGCCTGGTGAATTTTCCAGGACCCAAGTACAAAAAAGTCAGCTTCAGCAACAGTGGACATGCATTTAACTTGGCGGCAAGATTAAACAAACTTTTCAAAACAGACAAGTTCACTGTGATAAAACTAGTGACAGGTGAAACAATTGTAGAAGACGATGGCGAACAAGGAATGGTATAACAAAATACTTGTGCATGCACAGCGCACCAGACCAGAAATCAAAATACAAGACTTGTTTAAAAACTATAGAAACAACATAGGGCTCAGCTTGACCAAGTTGGGCCTTCATGTTATTTGCAGTATGGACATTGAACGTGAAGAATCTAAACTACCCAAGATAAAAATTACTCCACGCATAAGACTACTACTGGACAGATACATGCAGTATCCCTACTACTTTGATGCCAAATGGTTGGTGTTGTTCAGCAGTGAAGATCGTATATTTTACAAGATGTACGGCAAAGACTGGGACAATTTTATTGAACACATGGAAGAAAATTTACCAGAAAAGGTTGACTTTTGAACCAAGATGTCTTATATTATATATGTAAGCGTTAAAAAGGAGTTAGCAATGTTTGCAGTAGTAGATTTTGACCGTCAACAAAGTTTCTTTTTCAATAACTTTCAAGCAGCGTCAGATTTTATTGCGCAGTATCCTGTGCAGGAAACTGTTGTTGTAGTTGACCTGTCAGAAGGTCACGCACTATGTGAGCAACTTTAATGTTAGCAATTAGTTATCCAACATACAAAGCATATTGTGCAGCTCGTGCTGCACAAGGCTACTACGTAATCCCCGAAACACTTTGGAACGCTCTCAAGGAAGATGAAAATGCACACTAAAGAAGAATTCCGTTTTGATACACAACAAGAAGCGCAAGCCTATGTTGATCGAGTAAACAGCCACAATGATCCCAGTGCAGATGTATATGTGGTTGGTCCTATTTACATGGATCAAGATAAAATTTTTCACAATATGCCGTGGGCTAAAACTGGCGAAAACTATTGGTTGGTCACTGTAGAAACTTACCAATAAATTTAAAAAAAGGTTGACACTAAGACGTCTTGGTGCTATAGTATAAACATAGTTAGATAGAAAGGTAGACACTATGCAAAATGTTTGGTTCGAAGATGTGAGCGCAGAAGAACTTCAAAACGAAGAACTTATGGAAACCATTTGGCACTTTGATCAAATGAAGCAAGATCTAAACATGGACAGTGTTTGGAGCATGTACGATGCTGGCTGTGTCGACAAAGACTTTGCTGTGTTTAGTGATAAACAACGCCTTGTGCGCTACCAGTATGTGCGTCCAGACGCAACACTAGAAGAAATCCAAGAAGATGTTCAAAACGGCACCAAAGGCTCGTTTGCTGAAGTCACAATGCTTGCAGTAGATGGCACTATCAAATCGCTTTGGTTTGCTGCCAACAGTTGCATTCGTCAAAGCGGCACACATCACATGTACATTGAAGATTTCGAGATGCAAGAAGATGGATCTTTGATGTTGATCACCGGCTCTTAACGGTTGACACAACCTTTAATGATGCTACAATATACATATAGTTAGAAACAAATCCCAGGAGTTAAAAACTATGTCTGTAGAACTTAATACTCGTACTATCACGCTAGCAGAACTTAAAAAGTATGCTATGCACAATTTCAAAAAACAACGTCCAATGTTTGTTTGGGGACCTCCCGGCATTGGCAAAAGTGAGACCTTTGAAGGTATTCGTCAAAGCTACGAAGACCAAGGTCTAAAAGCCAAATTGATTGACTGTCGTTTGGCACTGTGGGATCCAACAGATCTCAAAGGCTATCCTTACTTTGATCAGGAAGCCAACAAAATGCGCTTTAGTGTTCCGGACGAATTGCCCGAAGCAGACGAAGCCAAAGATTACGATATCATTATCCTGTTTTTAGATGAACTCAACGGCGCAAGTCCTGCAACACAGGCTGCGGCTTATCAGTTGATTCTCAATCGTGCAATTGGCAAATACACATTGCCCGACAATGTTGTAATTGCTGCCGCAGGCAACCGTGACACTGACAAAGGTGTGACCTATCGCATGCCCAAGCCGCTGGCTAACCGCTTCTTGCACTATGAGGTGCGTGTAGACTTTGATACTTGGTTTGATTGGGCAGTGCGCAACAATATCCATCCTGATGTGGTTGGTTATCTGCAAACATTCAAACAAGACCTCTACAACTTTGATGCAGGCAGTGCAGAACGCTCGTTTGCAACACCACGTAGTTGGACTTTTGTAAGTGAGACATTGGACGATGTGGGTGACTTCACTGAAGAAGAAGTCACTGACATGGTGGCCGCTGGTATTGGCGAGGGCATTGCGCTCAAGTTCAAAGCACACCGTGAGATTGCAGGTCAACTGCCCAACCCCACTGACATTTTGGATGGCAAGGTAAAAGACCTTAACACAGACAACATCAGCGCCAAGTACAGTTTGACCACTGCACTGTGTTATGAATTGAAAACTGCTTTCGACAAGGACGACAAATCAAACGAACGTTTTGATAACTTCCTTGAGTTTATCCAAAACAACTTCGAAAGCGAAATGGTTGTGATGGGTGCCACTATTGCTCTTAGCAAATATGGTATCCGTCCTAAGTTCAATCAACTTAAAAACTACAAACCGTTCATTCAAAAGTACGGTAAGTTGATTGAACAGGCATAGGCAACTATGCTCCTGGGAAGATAGTAGGGCTGTAATGGCCCTACTATCATTTAAAAGGTTGACATGCTAGTGTAAGATGTTAATATATAAGTATAGCAAGAATACAGGAGTTGTGAAATGGAATTCGCTAACGCAGGTGAAAAACTAGTTGCCGCACGTATTAAAATGTTGTTTCAACAACCATTCTTTGGTAATATTGCGTGTCGCTTGCAACTCAAAGATGTCACAGACGAAGGTTGGTGCCCTACAGCGGCAACAGACGGACGTTATTTCTACTACAATCGAGACTTTGTAGACCGGCTCACAGTTGGTCAAACTGTGTTTCTTGTGGGACATGAAATTGGACACTGTATCTACGAACACTTCTTGCGTGTAAACGGCAGAGACAAACAGTATTGGAACATGGCAGGTGATTACAAAATCAACGGCATGTTGGTGCGTGAAAAGATTGGTGACATCATTGACCAAGTGAAAATCTGCTATGATGAAAAGTACAACACAGAAGAATGGTACACTGAAAATGTGTACGATGATCTTTACAGCAAACAAGCACCAGTTCAAATGACACTGGATGTTCACTTGGACATGGAAGGTGACGATGATAATGGCAGTGGCAGTGATGATGGTGATGCTGGCAAAAATGGTGACCAAAAAGGCAAAGGCAAGCCTACTATTAGCAAAGACGATGCAAAGGCTATCTCAGACGAACTCAAAAATGCTATGATACAGGCAGCACAGACTGCTGGTGCTGGCAATGTTCCTGCTGAAATTGCACGTATGATTGGTGAACTAACTGAGCCTAAAATGGACTGGCGTCAGTATGTTCGTGCTACACTAGAAAGCACACTGAGCAATGACTTTACTTTTATGCGTCCTAACCGCAAAAGTCAATTCAACAGTGTTGTGATTCCAAGCATGACCAAAGATGAAAAAATTGATATTTGCATTGCACTAGATGCCAGTGGATCTATCAGTCAACTAGACTGTGCAGACTTCCTCAGTGAAGTACAAGGTATCATGGACCAGTTTGGCAGCTATCGAATCCGCATTTGGAGTTTTGATACTGCGGTATATGCATACGACGAGTTTACAGACGATGATGGACGAAGCATTGAAGAATATCGTATCGTTGGTGGAGGCGGCACAGACTTCATGTGCAACTGGAAGTTCATGGAGCAAGAAGGCATTGAACCTGATCAGTTTATTATGTTTACAGATGGTTATCCTTGGGACAGTTGGGGTATGCCAGACTATTGTGATACAATGTTCTTGATCAAGTATCCTGAATTTTGCGGTAAGCCTGGTCCTGCACCGTTTGGACAAACTGTATACTATGAAGAAGAAGCACAAAAGAAGGCAGCATAAAATGAATATTGAAACAATCACCCCCGGGAAAAGTTATACCTGCAAATTTGTTAAACGCAATATACCACTGGATAGACATGGCAGACCCGGTGGTATGCTGAGTTTGGCAGACTTGCCCATTGAACGATACGGCGATTATACTAGCCAAGGTGAATTGAGTGCTAGAGACACCAATACACGACTGGTTGAAGTTGTAGAAAACAACACCAACAAGACGTTTGTTGTGGGTTTTGATGATGTATGGGATCTCGTTGAGGCATAAGTAAATGCGTATTGTTGAACAAAAATATAGTTTGAGCGAAGAAGATCTTGAATGGCTTAGAGGAACAAGCACAGTAGAAAACATGCTCAAACAGAGATTAATAGTTGAGTTTGACTCCAATCCAGATATTGATAAAATTGATTTCAGTGGCACAAGAGGTTTTTATTTGATAAAGAATCTAAGTCATAAAATTTATCAGTTTTGGTTTGCTGACAAAAGAGACTATGAAGATTTTCATGCCAACATACTGGCATACAAGTTAAGCAGTACTAAAATCAAAGATGATAAATAAGTACGTACATAATTCGTTAAACAGGAGAAACTAATGAGCGAAGAAAATATCACAACCGAAGCACCCGTTGAAGCACCGGCAACAGATGCTGGAGCAGAACCAGCAACATTGGGTGTAGGTGACTTACAAAATGCAGCACAGGTGATTGATGCTGCGGTGGCTAGAGGAGCATTCCGTGCAAGTGAGGCCGCTCAAGTTGGCGCAGTTTACAACAAAATCACTGCTTTTATTGAAAGCGTTGCACAAGCACAAAAAGCAAATGAAGAAGCAGAAGCGGAAGCATAAGGAGTAATCCAATGGCAACAATGAAACACGTTGGACAAGTAGCCAACACAGGGATGAAGTGCGTTGTAGTTTTTAGAGAAATCTATGACGAGCGTGGAAACGTAAGCGATCCCAATCATTGTTTGGTAATCGAAACAGAACGGCTACCAGACATGGAACATGACGATGTGGTACGTGTAGTAGAATCACCGGCAGGACAAGAAGCTGGACAGTTCTATGAAATTGCACATCGTAGTATGTTCAGTGACGGTATTAACATGTTGACCAAGTTGCACAATCGGGGATACTTGCGCAAGTATCCCACAGATCAAATTGTGCTAACACCCAACAGTAGTACCCGAGTAAAGCTCAGTGAAGTAAACGAAATTATTCGAAAACAAAGCACTGGAATGAGCGAACAAGATATTCGCAACAGCATGGTAGATGACACAGATGGTGCACCAAGAACAACTACATCACTGAGTCCCAGCCAAACAATTGATCAAGCTGTACCATCGCAGGAACCTGTTATGGATGACACAGCTCTGGCGCAGTCAATGCTAGCACAAGCAGAGACTTATGAAGCGGAAGTAAAACGTCTTCGTGAAGAAGCATACACAATGGCTCCTGATCTGAAGCCCAAGCGTGGTCGTCCTAAAAAGGCAACTGCCGATGCCGATTCATAAACGTGACAGAAACTTTCAAAACATTGTAAGAGAATTAGAAATCAAAAGCATACCAACTGAGTTCATTCAGCAGCTCAGTTTGGTATGTGAAAACGGAGACCGTATTACATTTGATGGAGAGTCATTGAATGAATTTGATAACGGAGACCTTGTACTAACACTCATACAATTAGTAGAAGACAACGATGATCTTGAAAGCAATGTGTGTGATGTCGAAATTATTATTGATTATAAAAAATTAGAAATAGACATTGCTGAAAGAACAAACAAACTGTTGAGGAAAGATGACCCAAGTTAGATTAGTAAGCTACAGTGTAGCAGACCCAGAATTTGTTAAAGACATTCAAGCAGACTGGATGAAAGGCAATCCAGAAGCCGAGTGGGATACTGATCCTGCTTTTCCTACATTTGATAGTATTCAAGATTTGATTGCATTTTGTGCTAGGGTTAGTAATCCAAGCAATCAAATGAACACTGAAACCAACGAAAAACTCATTAGATACTTGATCAAACATGCACACTGGAGCCCACTTGAAATGGTAAATGTGTGCATGGAAATTGACACAACTCGTGATATTGCACACCAAATTGTGCGTCATCGCAGTTTTGCATTTCAAGAATTTAGTCAACGATACGCAAACCCTGCAGAGTTTGGTGAACAATTTGTCACCAGAGAAGCACGTCTACAGGATCACAAGAATAGGCAAAACAGTGTGGAAATCGACAGTGAAGAAGATATCCACTATGCTTGGGCCGCCAAACAACAAGAAGTAATTGACAAAGCCCGTGAGGTTTATGACTGGGCAATTGCCAGCGGTATTGCAAAAGAACAGGCAAGGGTTGTGCTACCCGAAGGCAACACCAAGACAAGATTGTACATGAACGGTACACTGCGCAGTTGGGTACACTACATCGAACTCAGAGGCGCAAATGGTACTCAAAAAGAACACATGCAAATTGCACACGCTTGTGCAAAAGTAATCGCAGAAATTTTTCCTTTGCAGAATGAACTATGAATACTGAACAAAAACTAGAACACATGTGTGCTTTAAAAAGTGAGATTGAATATCTTCGAACAAGACTGCGACCTCACGACACAGGACATATTCACACTACTATCAATACACTGGAAGCTAGAGTGAAAACACTGTATCGTGAGGTATACAGTAGAGAAGCAAGAGTCCAAGATGACAGTTTGTAAATCAACATGTTTGAACAAGTATTCACACTACTAGCAGGAACACTGTATGGACTTGTAATAGGTTTGATTCCTGCCGCAGGTGCAACCACTGGTTTGGTTGCACTTTTTAGTTTTATAGGTATATTTGGAGACCCTTATCTGGGTGTTATCTTTTGTATGGCAGTGGTAGCAGCCAGCACAACAGGTGACACCTATACCAGTGTGTTGTTGGGTATACCTGGAGCCAACAGTGCCGCTGCCACAGTGGTAGACGGATATCC